AAATACAAGTTATCCGTTTCCGATTGAAGTGACCTGCATAGAGGATATGAAGAAAGCCGCAGCATTTGACCATGTGTGCGGCAAGCACGCAGACGGAAAGAACAATAAGGGCAGAATGGTAATAGCATACCGCAGCGGAAAAACGTTCAGAGAATCGGACTGTCTGCCGCAGGACTGTGACAACACAGAGAAAAACCCGCTGCTGCCTGATTTATCCCCTGACAAGTGGAAAACGCCCGCCGATGTGCGGGTAGCTTTTCCCGGTGTTGCTTTCTATGTGGTGTATTCCCGCAACAATATGAAAATTAAAGACGGGCTTCCTGCCCGTCCGAAATTTCATGTGTATTTTGTAATGAGGAAATGCACCAACGCAAAGGAATACCAAAAGCTGAAACAGCAGGTGCAACAGTATTTCCCGTCATTTGATAATGAAGCATTAGGCGCAGCCCGGTTTCTGTACGGTGTAGAAAATCCCGTTGTTGAATACTATGACGGTGATTTGACCATCAATGACTTTATGGAACGCCGGAACGCCCTGCCGGAAATCATTGGAGAGGGCGAACGCAACAGCACCATTTCTGCCTATGCTGCAAGGGTATTCAAGAAATACGGTGATACTGATACCGCCGTTGAAATGATTCACAGCGCAAATGACAGCCATTGTCAGCCGCCGCTTGAAAATGATGAGGTTGAAACCATCATTCGCAGCGCACGGGCATTCTTTCACAACACGATTGAGAAAGCCCCTGATTATATCAGCCCGGACGAATATGCCGCAATGGACTTTGCAGAGGACGGCGGCAAGAAAATCCCGGTTACAAGCAAGGAAGTCAAGCAGATATTAGAAAAGCTTCAAATCACTGTCCGTCTGAATGTTATTTCCGGCATGGTGGAAATTGAGGGAATGCCGAGAAAGTATTCCAAATCAAATGCGGCAAATACCCTGCCTGTACTGCTGTCCGACTATATCACCAAACACAATATGAAGTGTTCCAAACAGACGCTTGATGATTGTTTGGTGCTGATTGAGGACGAAAACCGCTATAACCCGGTTGAAGAAATGCTGCTTTCTCAAAAATGGGACGGCACAGACAGATTGAATGAACTGTCACAGATTTTAGGCATTGACGGCAACGAAACCGAATGCCTGTACCTGCGCAAATGGTGTCACCAATCTGTTGCACTTGCGCTGAATGATGATATTGAACCCGCAGGCGCGGACGGCGTGTTAGTCATTCAGAGCGAACAGGGCGCAGGTAAAACGCTGTTCTGTGCCACGATTGCAATAAAATCCGACTGGTTTGCAGAGGGTGTCAGCATTGACCTGACAAACAAGGATTCTGTCATTCAGGCAACAAACTGTTGGATTGCAGAGTTGGGCGAACTGGACAGCACCTTGAAGCGTGAGCAATCAGCCTTGAAAGCGTTCCTGACCTCTAAAACAGACACCTACCGTCAGCCGTATGCAAGAGTACACACAAAGAAACCGCGCCGCACAAGCTTCTGTGCAACCGTCAATCCGCAGGAGTTCTTAAACGATGAAACAGGCAGCCGCCGTTATTGGGTAGTCAAGCCGAAGCAGATTGACGTTGAACGCCTGAAAGCACTTTCGCAGGAATGGCTTGTGCAGTTGTGGGTACAGGTTTATGAACAGTTCTATTTGAAAAATCCGCAGGGGTTCCGACTGACCGCAGAGGAACGAGAACAGCTTCAAAGGGATAATGCACAGTACAGCAAGCCTTTACCGGGTGAAATCGAACTGCTTGATTCCCTTGAATGGAACTATCCTGTCAGTAAATGGGGCTGGTACAGAACAACCACAATCAAAGAAGCACTGCACCTGCCTGTCACTGCGGCGCAGTTGGGAAAGGTTCTGACAAAGCTTGCAAGCAATGACAGCCGTGTTCAGATGAAAGCACCGAAGAATCAAAAGCAATACCTGCTGCCGCCTATGCGGACAAGTGTTTGCACCTATAAAGCGGTATCGGACTTTCAGCCCGTGCTTTCAGATGAACCGATTGAGCCTTTGACCGCCTAATCCGTCCCGGCGCGGGTTAGCGGGGTTAGGGGGGTTAGGGTAACTTCTATATAGAGCAGATTTTTTCAATCTAATAATGGTGTATTAGATAATAGAAAAAAATATTGTATATGGAAATCACCCTAACTACCCTAACACCCTAACCCAAAGCTTGCCGCAGGGTGCAGACACCCCCCGGCACAGGACGCAGAACACAGCCCACAGGACACCGGTGCAGGAGTTCATTTTTCCCCCGCATGAAAAAAATAAATTTTTGCCGGGCATACAGCCCCGCAGGAAAGGAGAAAACAGCATGAATATTTTCAGCAAGCTATTGAAAAGCAAGCCCGAACAGCCGCAGGGCATTTCCCTTGAAATTCAAAGCGGGTTCACAGCATTTTCCGGCACAGCCTATGCAAATGCAACATTCCGTGCAGCCGTGGACGCTATTGCCCGCCATACCGGGAAACTGAAAGCCCACAGCGGACAGGCACAGCTTGACAACCTGCTGCAAAACAGCCCCAACGCCTATATGACAGCCTATGACCTGTTGTATAAAACCGCAACGGCATATTACAGCACAAACAACGCCTTTGTACTGGTTCAGCGTGACGGTGATAGAATTGCCGCCCTTTATCCTCTGAACCCGTCAAGTGTGGAGTTTATCGGGGCGCAGGACGGCACTTTATATGCAAAAATGACTTTTCCCACGGACGGGAAAGAAGTGCTACTGCCCTATGCAGATGTCATACACCTGCGCAGGCATTTTGCAACAAACGAATTGTTAGGCAATGACAACGCGCCTTTATATCCTCTAATCGACACCGCACACACCCTGAATGAAGCCACGGGCGCAGCGGTACGAAATGCAACGAATATTCGGGGCGTGTTAAAGTTCACAAGCCTTGTCAATCCGGCACAGGTCAAGCTTGAAAAAGAACAGTTTGTCCGGGACTATTTCAGCCTTGCCAACACGGGCGGCATTGCAGCCACAGACCAACGCTTTGAATTTGTTCCCACGAATACCACGGCATACAGTGTGCCGCAGGAACAGACCGAAGCAATCAACAGGCAGATTTATTCCTATTTGGGCGTATCGGAAAAAATCGTTTCCGGCAGCTATACCGAAGATGAATTTGCCGCCTTTTATGAAAGCACCGTTGAACCCTTTGCAATTTTGGCAAGCCTTGAATTTTCCCGGAAATGTGGTACTGAAATCAAGTTTACCGCAGAACGCCTTGAATTTTCAAGCGCAGCAACAAGAATTTCCCTGTTGCGTGAACTGCTGCCTTTCGGCGTTATCAGTATCAATGAAGCCCGCAGCCTGCTTGCCCTGCCCGAAGTGCAGGACGGTGACAAGCGGCTACAATCTCTAAACTATGTGACCGCAGACAAAGCGGACGCATACCAACTTGAAGAAAGTGAGGAAAAACCATGATGAAGAATCAGACACAGACACGTTCCTATTCTGTCAGAGCGGCAGAAAGCCCCCTTGTAATTGAGGGTACAGCGATTGTATTCAATCAGCCCGCACAAATGAGGGGTTACACGGAACGCATTGCAGCGAACGCCCTTGACGGTTTAGACCTGACAGACGTTACCCTGCTTGTAAACCATGACGGCGCAGGCATTCCGCTTGCCCGATGCCCGAAAACCCTTTCCCTGAATGTCACTGACAAGGGGCTTGAAATGCGGGCAGAACTTCCCGACACCGAACAGGGGCGGGCAGTCTATGAAGCAGTCAAGCGCGGGGATTTGTCGCAAATGTCCTTTGCCTTTGATATTGGCAATCAGACTTTCGATGAAGAAAAGCGCGAACTGACAATCCATTCTATTTCTGCGGTTTATGAAATCTCTATTGTAAATCGTGCAGCATATCCGCAGACAAATGTACAGGCAAGAGCCGGAAAGGAAACTACTATGATGAATTTCAACCCTATTGAAAACGCCGTTCTGAATGCGGCAAACACCGTCACCGACACCCACGCAACCGCTGAATACCGCAGCGCATTTTTCAAGAATCTGTTAGGCAAAGAACTGACCGAAGCAGAAAGCCGTGCTTTCAACGCAGCACAGGCAGAGAAACGCGCAGACAGCTTCAACACCCTGTCCAACAGTGCCGCCGTTATCCCTACAAAGACGCTGAATGAGGTTGTCAAGCAGGCACGAAACACCAACGGGCTTTTCAATGAAGTTCGCCTGTTCGCTGTTCCCTCTAATCTGTCCGTTCCTGTCGGCACTCCCGCAGACGCGGCACAGTGGCACACAGAGGGCGAAACCGTGGAGCGTGGCAAGGTTACTTCTACCGCTGTCACCTTTGCAGGGCGTGAGCTTATCAAGGTGCTGTCCTTGTCCGCAGCCGTCAAGCGCATGGAACTGACTGCCTTTGAAAGCTATCTGACCGCTGAACTTCATAACAGCGTTGCGGACGCTATCGGCGCAGCCATCGTGAACGGCACAGGCAGCGGACAGCCTACGGGCATTCTGTCGGGTATCACTTGGACAGCCGCAAACACTATCACCACGAACACAATCACCGCCGACAATCTGCTTGCCGCTGTCGCTTTACTGCCTGCGGGCTATGCAGGCGGGGCAAAGTTCGCAATGAGTACCGCAACACTGTTCGGCAGCGTGTACCCTCTGAAAGACGGTGACGGGCGTTACCTGTTCACTGATACTGAAAGCGGCGGCGTTCATCGTCTGTTCGGTTTTGAAATCGTGCTTGACGATAATATCCCCGCCGGAACTATCCTGTTCGGTAACTTCAAGTATTACGGCGTAAACATTCCGCAGGGTGTAGCCGTGGAAGTCAGCCGCGAAAGCGGATTCACAAGCGGTCTGATTGACTACCGTGCTTTGTGTATCGCAGACGGCAAGCCCATTGTTCCCGGTGCATTCGTGAAAGTGTGTGCGGCATGATTTTCACCCTTGATGAAGCACGGGACGTTTTAAGAGTGGACGGAACAGACAATGATAGTCAGATTATGGGGTTGCTTGAAGCAATCCCGGACTATCTGAAAGAAACCACAGGTTATGAGCCAAACGGGGCAGCATTCAGCCCCGTGGCAAGAACCGCCGCCCGGTTCATCTTGTGGCAATGGTACTACGGCGAAAACGCCGACACTGAAAAGGTTCAGCGGGTGATTGACTGCCTGCTGAAAGCGTTGAGCGCAGAAAGGTTTATAGCATGACAAAGCAGGCGTTTTATCATTCCCGAAAGTGGCGGCAGCTTTCAAAGCTGTTCCTGCAATCTCAAAATTATATCTGTCAGAGGTGCGGACAGCCCGCAGAAATCGCACACCACAGGGAATATTTAACGCCTGCAAATGTGAACAACCCTGCTGTTGCTCTGAACCCTGATAACCTTGAAGCCCTCTGCATGGCTTGTCACAATACGGAACATTTCGGCAGCGGCAATGCCATTGCAGCGGGACTTCATTTTGACAGCAACGGTGAAATTACACCGATTTGAGAAAGGAAAGTGTTTTTATGATAGCTTGCAATCATAAAGTTAAAGATGTGAAAAACTTCACTTCTATTGAGGGAATAAGCAATTATATCAGGTATGTTGACTGTGCTATTCAGGAAAATGAAGCACACGGCGCAAAGGGCTATGCGGAGCAATGGCGAAAAATCATGTATGCCGCAATCGCCCGTTATGACGAATTAAAAGAAAGAGAGGTCAAAGCAAATGAATAATACCATTCTTGATATTACGCAGGAAATCGGCTTTCTGAACGGGCAGTTAGCCTATATTGAAGCCCTGATTCAGAACGCAACTGCGGAAAACGATACAAAGGAATATGCCCGCCTTATGCGTCTTTACCTGCCTATGCAGAAAGCTTTGCTGAAACTGTATGCAGAGCGCAGCAGGCTTGAAGCCGCCGACAATGCAGAGGTTGACCCGCTGTTATCCTTTGCAGACAATACGGGGCTTTCAGCGTGAACTATATCACGCAGTACAATGACCTGTTACAGCGGGGCGAAATCCCCGCTTGCAGGCGAATCAAGGCAGTATATTCCCGGCTTGCAGCGGAAACACAGACAGCGGGCAAATATGTATTTGATGAAGCCAAAGCAAGCCGCCCGATTGAGTTTATAGAACGCTTCTGCCGCCACAGCAAGGGCGAATGGAGCGGGCAGCCTGTTACCCTTGAACTGTTTCAAAAAGCCTTTATTCAAGCCCTATTCGGCTTTATTGACACCGAAACAGGCTTGCGCCGATACCGTGAAGCGTTCTTTCTTGTAGGGCGTAAAAACGGAAAGTCAACACTGCTTGCCGGGCTTGCTCTGTATATGCTGATTGCAGACGGTGAGGGCGGCGCAGAGGTTTACAGCACAGCCACAAAATACGCACAGGCAAGGCTTTTGTTTGATGAATGTCATAACATGGTCAAGCAGTCCCCGGCACTGTCAAAGCATATCCGAAAGCGGAAAACTGACCTATATTACACCCCTACCATGTCAAAGCTGCAACCGCTTTCCCGCAATTCTGACACACTGGACGGCTTGAACGCAAGCTTTGTTATCATGGACGAATTGCACGGGGTTAAAGACAGAAATCTTTATGAAGTTATGCGGCAAAGTCAGTCTGCCCGCCGTCAGCCGCTGCTTGTAATGATAACCACAGCCGGAACCGTCCGGGAATGTATTTTCGATGATATGTATAGCCACGCCTGCGCTGTTGCAGACGGCAGCTTGCAGGACGAAAGCTTTCTGCCTATCCTTTACGAACTGGACAGGCGCAACGAATGGACAGAGCCGGACGCATGGGCGAAAGCGAACCCGTCATTAGGTGCAATCAAAAAGCTTGATGATTTGCAAATCAAGGTAGAACGGGCAAAGCAAAACCCCGTTGAACTGTCCGGCGTACTGTGCAAAGAATTTAATATCCGGGAAACGGTCAAAACAGCGTGGCTTTCCTTTGAAGCTATCAATAA